TCAGGCCCCGGGCCCCGGCCCTGGGGCCTGAGCTGTCTTCGGAGTCCGGCGGCCATACTCAACGTCGGTGATCCACTCTTCCGGCAGTTCCTGTTGAGGTCGGAGCGGAGCCAGGAACGCCATGAGAGGCTCCTTCCATGCATCGATCTGACGCCAAATCTCCCAAGAACTCTCGTGGAACGGCTTCATCTCACCGTCCGCGATACCGGCCGCATGCTGGTGGTAAAGGTCGAGAAGACGAGTGCATGCCCACGTGAGATCAACGCCGAGTAGAAGGCTCGCCGCGCTAATCGCGCCCCTGGCTCGGGCACTCTCTGCCTCGTAATCCCGGATTCCCGCACTTCGCTCGTCCATCTCGAACAACAGCCGTTCCACCTTCCCAAGCGCTCCATAGACGTGAACCAGGGCGTCGTATTGCCGCTTTCGCATCTCGACGGTGACCATCTGCTCCGCCTTGAACTTCTCCAGCGCCCGGCTGACGTACCAGCCGCCGAGCAGCACCGCTGAAATCGTGGTGAGGCCCTTGATCGCTTCGATGAGCACTTGTTCGTTGAAGGTCACGATGCTCTGGAGTATCGGAAGGACCAGGGCCGCCAGCCATGGTCTCCCCTCGCCCAAGGTAAAGGCGCCCATCGGCGGGCCCGCCGTCACCTCTGAGAGGCCACCCGAGGACGGTCCAGGGCGTCGATCCGGTCCTCGAGGTCGTTCACCTGGAGCCGGAGGTCCTCCACCGACCGCATGATCCTGAGGTCGGTCCGCTCCTCGTGCTCCCGGATGGCGACGCGGACCGCCTCCGCCTGGCCCTCGGTCTGCTTGGCGTTCTCGTCCCGCACGATCCGGCGGATGAGCTCCCCTCCCCCGTTGCCGAAGAAGAGCTTCAGGTCCTCGTGCAGCTGCTCGCGCCGGGCCTGGGTGTCCTCCCGCCGATCGGAGAGCAGCTGCCGCCGGATCCGGTACAGGTGCAGGCCGACGGCGGCGACCGCGGCGCTGAGGGCCGGGTTCTCGGTGACGAACCGGATGAGGAAGTCCTCGGACATCACGCGGCCGCCCTCACGCGATGCTGCCGGACAGGCCCATGAACAGGGCCTCGGCGTTCCGACGCTCCTGGTCGAGTTGGAAGGCCCGCTGTGCCGCGGAGGACACCGCCACGGCCGCCTCCTCCTGCGTGGCCGTGAGGGGGACGTAGATCCAGTCCCGGACGATCACCTCCGAGGTAACGTCATCCACCACGTCGACCTGCAACTGGATCTGGTCCTCCTGGCGGGCCATCCAGCTGACCCGGTAGATCGTTCCCATCGTTCAGTCTCTCCTCACAGCTTCGTCGCGTTGTGGCTGAGCAGGCCCTCGGTCAGGTACGTGTGTGCGTCGCGGACCGTGATCCGGCAGGTCTCGCCACGCCCATCCGGTCCCACGTCCGCGACCACCCCGTCCGGCTGTCCCAGGACCCGCTCTCCCGGCTTGAGGTCCTGCACGAGCCGCCAGCCCGACGGCGTCATGAACCTGTGGCCGACCGAGACGCGGAGCGAACGGCCGTCCTCCGTGTCCAGGCGATAGAGGTCCAGCTCTCCGCGTCCCGTGAAGACGACCGGGAATGCGTCGTATGCGCCCCGCTCCTCCGAGAACGACCAGAGGAGGTCACCGACCTCGACCTGTCCGGCTGGCTTCAGCCTCCCGTCCCACAGACGGACCGGGGTCTCTGGGACCGGGCAGCCGATCGGGTCGCCGGAGCTGTCGCCGCCACCGCCCGACCCCGTCGATCCACCGAGCGAGTACAGACCTGCCGTCATCGCACCGCCCGCGGTGTTCGTGGACTGGAAGTCCCGCGTGGGCGAGTAGCCGTAGACGTTGTGCAGCTTGACCCTCAGGTAGCCGTTCCAGTTGTTGGGCGCGGCGCTGTAGACGTACTGGTTGCCGTCGGTGTGCTTGTGGAACGTGTACGTGACCCTGATCGCGTTGTCGGCCGACGTCAGGGTGGCGTTCTGGTACTTCCGGTCCGGGATGGGCACGTAGACGGTGCCCATGTTGTTGGGGGCGCTGTTGTAGACCGTGACCTCGAGGTATCGGAGGCCGTCGAATCCGTCCGAGCCCGATTTCGGCTGGAGCACGAAGTCCCACGTGGCCTGGTTGTGGAGCACGGTGCCGTCCCAGAGCCCGCCCCGCTGGTAGACCGTGAGCCGGTCCCCGTTCGTCGCATCGTAGATGACCGGCGCGGCGCGGCTCTCCCCGCGGTAGAACGAGGCGGCCTTGGTCGGATCGAAGTCGATCGCGTTGACCGACCGCACCGCCACCTCGTCCAGCAGCCACTGACCGACGTAGGCACCACCCGCGGCGATGCGCATCGGGGTGCTGGAGTTGTTGAAAATCATCGACCCGGACTTCGCGTAGGCCCCGGTCGTTCCGGCCGGGTAGAGCGTCCCGGTCGCCTCCAGGTAGTTGCTCGTCCTGATGATGTTCGCGGCGAGGTGGCTGGCCGTGAGCGTCCCGGCCGCGATCTCCGTCCCGGAGACGGTGCCCGCCCTGATGTGATCGCCGGTCAAGGTGCCGACCGCGACGTGGCTGCCCGAGATCGTACCGGCGGCGATGTCCGTGCCGCTGATGGTTGCCGCCGCGATGTGCGTGCCCGAGATCGTGCCGGCCTGGATGTGCCCGCCGGTGATGGTCGCGCCGGAGATGTGGGTACCCAGGATGGTTCCGGCGGCGATGTTGGACCCGGAGATGGTAGCTGCCGCGATGTCGCTCCCGCTGATGCTGGCAGCCTGGACGTGCTGGCCCGTCAGCGTGCTGAAGGCGACGTGCGTCCCGCTGATGGTACCGGCCACGATGTTCTCACCGGTGATGGTCGAGCCCGAGATGTGGGTGCCTTGGATCGTCGCGGCCGCGACGTGCGTCCCGCTCAGCGTCCCCGACGCCACGTGGATGCCGGTGATCGTGCCCGGCGGCAGGTTGCCGAGGTCAGTGCTGACCTTCCCGGCGAGGCCGGAAAGCGCCGCGGATGCCGAGGTGAATGCCTGGCTGGCCGTCGCATGGGCCTGGGAGGCGCTGTTCAGGGCCACGGTGCCGGTCCCCAGGGCCCACGAGGCGGTGGTGAACGCGAGGGAGGCGCTGGTGAGCGCCGCCGAGCCGGTGGCGAGCGCGTTGGAGGCGGTCGCCTGGGCACGGGAGGCCGAGGTCAGGGCGATCGAGGCCGTGTTGAACGCGACCGTCGCGCTGCTGAGGGCGACGGTGCCGGTGGCCAGCGCCCATGAGGCCGTCGTGAACGCCTGGCTCGCCGAGGCGTGTGCGACCGAGGCGCTGCCGAGGGCCACTGTCCCGGTGCTGAGGGCCGCGCTCGCCGTGACGGAGACGTTCTCCACGACCAACGGGGCGTAGAGCCTGACCAGCCCGTCATCGAAGCCGTCGTGGGGCTGCGGGGTGACATCGACCGCGGCAACGTGCGGCCACTCCATGGCCTCGAACTTCAGGCTCCCGTCCTCGTCCTCCTCGATCGATGTGATCCGGACCGTCCGGTCCACCAGGCCGAAGGTCGGCTCCGACAGTCCGACGAGGTCGCCGGGCTCGAGGGCCGCCCACCGCGGCCCGAGGCGGAACCGGTACCTGTTGCGTCGCGTGATCGACCGCTGCGCCATGAGGCCGCTGAGCGTCAGGGCATGGGCCGGCCGCTTGATCCAGCCGCTCGTGACCGTCGGCGCCCGGAGCTGGCCATGGATGGCCTGGTGCCCGGCGTCGGGTAGCGAGTAGGTGTCCGTCGAGCCGTTGGCATCGCCGTTCTGGATGCTGATCGGGTACTCGTTGAAGACCTCGTCATCGGGCACCCGGACCACGGTCACGGGATCCTCGCCATCGATCCACAGCAGCTCATCCTGGTCGATGCTGACGCTGCTCGTCGGCGGGACATACGAGCCCGTGGCGAAGGTGCCGTTCGGGATGACCCTCAGCCGACCGTTCGACCACACGATCGTGCTGTCGGTGTCCCGAAGCAGCTCGTCCACGAGGTCGGCTGCGGTGGTCGCGTCATCGATGCCCCGGTCCACCCGCGTGAACCCCATGGCATCGCAGTAGGCCCGGTACGACCCGGTCTCGATCTGGACGGCCGTGAGGCTGGAACCCGAGAGCAGGATGTCCACCAGGACGTCGGCCGGGTGGCTGAGCGCGCCGATGACCACGAACTCGACGTTCGGGATCTTCCCCTCCGGCGTGCCGAACATGTTTGACCGGAACTGGACCGTGCCGACGAACGTCTGGCCGGGTCCGGAGGCGTACGGGGCGAAGCTGCACGTCGGGGCGACGCTCCCCGTGATGACCTCGTACCAGCCCTCCTCTGCCACGAGGTGGAAGAGCTGGGCGTAGTCGCCGTCGCGGTAGGCGTGGCTGACGCCGACCACCGGGGCCTCGCAGATGGCCCAGACCATGGCGAGCGTCTGGCCCCTGTAGTTGCCGCTGTAGAGCGTCGGCACCTGGCCGGATGGTTGGAGCGTCCCGGCCGTCCGTGAGTTGGCGACGACCGCCCGCCCCGTCACCCGAGCAGAGCCATAGACCTTCGGGATCGGATCGCCGAGCTTGGTCTGCGGAGGCGCCGGCGGCCGGGGACCCGGCCACTGTTCCCTCGGCTCATCGATTCCCGGGACCGACGGTCTGTCTGGATCGAACCTCGTTGCCATGCGTCAGCGTCCTGCGTCCGTGCTCGGGGCGTCCGGGAAGCCGCCGAAACGGGCGATGTTTGAGAAGGTGTAGTGGCACTTGACCCGGGTGTGGTCGCAGCCACGACTGAGCACCAGGGATGTGCCCGAGACCGGGACCTGCGGCAGTGCCGGGGTGACCTCGACGGCCGTGATGCCGGTGGCCACCTGGGAGTTCCTGACGATGGTCCTGACGCTCCCGCTCATCGGGCCCGAGACCACCGAGAGCGTTCCGATCTTGAGGTCATCCACGGGGAAGGTCGATGAGCCGACCCGGACCACCGTCGTGGTCGAGCCAGACGAGGCCGCCAGACCGAAGGTGTGCGGGTACATGCTCACACCGCACCGGCCGTCGCCGAGGATGTACGGACACTGGGCCTGGTTGGCCCGGGGAGGGAAGGCCCGGGACATCGAGGCCATCAGGGACTTCACGGTCAGCTCGATCCGGGTGGACGCGGGCTCCACGTTGACGACCCGCCCGTCGAAGTCGGTGACCATGCCGGCCAGGGATCCCCAGCTGCCGGAGAAGAAGGCCCGCTGCACGAGGATCCGGACGTCATCGAATGAGCCCTGGAGCGCCGCCTGGAGCATCGGCGTTCCGCCGAGCGCCCCGGTGCCCGGGACCAGGGTCACGTCGAGCGTGTCCACCTGCAGGCCGGACTGTGTCCTCGACTTCCCCTTCGTGATGATCGGTCCTGAGCAGGACCAGGTGGCGGAGCCGGAGACGACGTCAGTGTCCGCCGAGGTCCAGCGCTGCGTCCCCTCCCTGAACTCGAACGTGAACAGCTCCGCCATGAGGTGGACGTCCGCACCGTAGAGGACCGGCTGCAGCTCGACACCGATGGACTTCATCCTGGGCTCCTCCGATGGGCTCCGATGTGACGGAGCGTGCACGTAATAGGTAGCTGCGGCCTGCGGTTCCGGGTCACTCCGAGGTCATCTCGGGTGACCGAGTCACTTCACCGAGATGACCTCGGCCTGCGCCGCCCAGACTCCGGGGACCTCCCGGGTGAACCGCAGGCTGTCCTCGACGAAGCGGACGCGGACCTGGGCGGCCGAGTACGGATCGACCATCAGGAACGAGTCCCAGGCGCCGAGGTGGACGTCGAAGAACCGCTGGACTGCGGCCGCCTCGCTGTACGCCGCCCACGGGGCCGGTGCCGCGACGTCGGCGCGGAGGAGGTTCCAGCGGAGCCGGTACCGGTACCTCGGCGACGACCACCAGGCGGCCCGCTGCTCACGGCCTCCGACTGTCTCGTAGGTGCTGGTCCGGTAGAGCGTCGTCCGATCGACCTCAACGTCCAGGCCCGGCAGGTCGGGGAACACGTCGTTGGACATCGATCAGAACCTCCCGTCCTTGGCCGCCTCGTTCAGCACCCGGATCAGCTGGCCGTCGTTGCTCTTGAGGGCCGAGTAGAACGACCGCGTGTCCATGGCTTGGATGACGTAGTTGTTGACGACCGAGGGCCCAGCACCGGCGCCGGCTGCGGCGAGCGCTCCGTTCGGCACGATGGTCCCGCCCATGCTCGGGACGAACAGCTCGGGGCCGCGCTCGCCGACGACGTACGGGGACCGTGAGAAGACGGGTCCGCCCTTGGCCCTCGCACCGATGTTACCGAGCAGGCCGAGGACGGCGGCCAGCATCGCGCCCATGGCCGAGACCGCCAGCGCCGGACCGACCACTGGGATGCCCGCCTGCGACGCGGCGGCTCCGGCCGCGGCTCGGGAGGCGTCCGCGGTGATCGACGCGATCGCCGTCTGGGTGACCGTCTGGATGATCTGCTGCCCGACCGCGGCGACCGCCTGGGCGGCGTTCATCTGGCCCGCCACGAGCTGGCCGAACACGTCACCGAGCGTCGAGCCCCACTGCTGGCTCAGGGCGACGCTCCGCGTCAGTTCGTCGTTGTACCTCCGCTGGTCGGCGGCGAAGTCCTTGGACTTGAGGTCTTGGTACTCGGGGGCCCGGGCACCATCCTCCTCGTAGCCCGTCATCGCCTCCGCCTCGGCGAGCGCCTGCCGCCTGGCATCGTCCAGGCGCTGCTTCTGCGCTCTCTCGTAGGAGCGGGCCCGGGCATCGAGCGCGGCCTGTCCCTGCCGGGCGCGTTCCTCCTCCTGCCGCGCGGCATCCCTCGTGGCGTCCTGGCCGGCCCGCCGGGCGTCCTGGGCGGCCTTCGTGGCCGCCTTGGCCGAGGCTCCCGCCGCGGTCTCCTGCACGTACTGACGGCGGGTCTCGATGACCCGGTCGTACTGCTTCCGGAGCTCCTCCATCTCGCGGAACTGCTCGGGGAACAGGTTGCCGCCCTGCTTCTCGCCGGCGAGCTTCCTGATCGCCTGCATCTTCTGCTGGACGGCGACCAGCTCCCTCCCGAACTCGATCAGCTTCGGGTCCATCCCCTGGGCTTCCTGCCGCGCGGCACGGGCCACATCGACGTAGCCCGTGAGCTTTTCGAGGCTCCCCTTCAGCTTCTCATCGAACGCCTTGGCGGTCTCGGCCGTCTCCCTCTGGACGTCCTTCAGGTAACCGATGATGGTCATGAAGGCCGCCGACGCCGCACCTGCCAGCGACCCGGCCGCCAGCATCGACGCGAGCCCGCCGAACGCACGGCCGGCCGAGCCTAGCTCCGAGCTGAGCGAGCCGAGCGCGTTTCCGAAGGTCTGGGCGGAGGACCGGGCCTTCTCCATCCCGCCCCTGACCTGCTCCAGGCCACGCTTCGCGTCGGCGAAGTCGATGACGACGCCGAGGCCGATCTGCTTCGCCATGTGCTCAGCCCCCGATGAACTTCATAAACTCTGCGTGACTCCTCTTGTCCGCCCTAGGAGCCCGCTCCGTCGCCCTGCTCCGGTACCGATTGCCCTGGTCGATGAGGAGCACGTCCGGCCAGGTCAACTCCCACGCCCGGTCCCACGTGAAATGGAGGTCGGCCATGAGCATCACGATCAGCGCCGCCAACCCGTCCTCGGTCAGCGGCTCACCGCTTCCCCCGGTTCGGGCTTCTCCCCCACCAGCCTGCTCGCCAGCAGTACGCCCTCGAATAGGCGTCGGAGCGCATCGAAGTCGGCGACGCCGACGTTGTCCCAGAGCCATGACTCCTCGACGCCGAGCGCGGCCGCCACGAACCCGACCATCAGCACGAGCTGCTCGTGATCGGGCAGCTCCGCGTACCCGGGCAGCTTGGAGACGTGGCCCGCCTTCATCAGCGCATGGATCCCCCTCAACGTCAGGGGCGCGGGCCGCAGCTCGCGACCGCCGATCATCACGGCATCGAGCATCGCGGTCACTCCGTGAAGGCCTTACCGAGGTCGCCCGCCGCATCGACCTGCGCCACGAAGTCGAGGTTCGTGACCGAGAAGTCCTCTGCCTTGAACGCGAACGACAGCCCGGGGATGACGACCGAGTTCAGCTTCACGCCGAACAGCTCGCCGTCGGATCCGCGCTGCTGCAGGAAGAGGGTGAACCCAGTCTGCACGCCCTGGAGCGCGTTCTTCATCGTGAAGGTTGAGCCGGAGCCCGTGTTGTAGGCGTAGGTGATCGTCTTCGTGTCGGGTTCCGCGGCGTTGAACGTGTACATGCCGGACCCGGTGTTCACGGCGTACGCGCCGACGGCCGGGGCCGAGGACGTGATGTTCATCGGGTTCCGGGCCGCGTCCACGACGCCGTAGTCGGCGGCGAAGGAAGTCCCCGTCGGCGAGACCGTCGCCGAGGAGCCGGTGGCGCTGACCTCGTTCAGCACCTCACGGCCGGCCGTGGTCGTTCCGCTCAGGATGACCGAAAGCAGCCGGCCGTCGATGAATGCCGTCCCCGCCTTCCCGCTGACCTTCTTCTGTCCGGTCACGCTCAGGATCGGGAACTGCCGCGAGCCGTAGTACTCCTTCGTGGAGCCCTCGTAGCTCAGCTCCACGTCGGTCATCTCCATCACCTGGTAGACCTGGGAGGTGGTCGGGTTCTTGAAGAACAGCTTGCCCGAGCCGTATGTGATCGAAGCCATGTGTCGTGTCTCCTTGCCGTCGTTGGCGTCTTAACTAGCGGTGTCGGCCCGTTCCGGGTCAGGCCGTCCTCATCTCGATCGTGATTGCGGCGATGCCCTGGGCCCCGAGGTTGCCGCCGCCGTACGTGATGTCGGTCGGCCGGGCAGACGCCACGAGCCCGCCGAGCGTCGTAGGGATCCCCCTCGCCTCAACGAGGCTGCCGGTCGCGATCGCGACCAGCGAGTTCAACAGCGGCATCGGCCCGTCCGCCGTGTCCGAGTGGACGTAGAACAGGGCGCTGGCGCGCACCGTCTGGCGGCTCGGGCCGGGCGGAGCGTTCTCCAGCGTCGCGCCGAGCTGCTCGAGGAAGAACGCCGGCTGCGCCTCGGGGCCGACCTCCTCCCAGCTCCTCACCCGGCGCCCCGAAGTCACGGCCCCGGTCAGCGCGCCCGAGAGGCGGGCAAACACGGCCGCGAAGATCTGCTCGTGCGAGTTCGTCACCGGCCGTAGCCCCCATCCGTGTAGACGCGGTCGATCAGCCGCTCGATGTTGTCGGCGATGGCCTGGGCCCGGGCGTTGACGACCGGCTCGGCCCAGGGACGCCGGTAGCGGCGTCCGTGGCGGGTGAAGCCGTCATCCCAGAATCGACCGATGAAGTACCGGCTGCCGGCGCGTCCGCTGACGGTGTAGCCCTGCCGGACGCGGGCGGTCCCCTTCACGGATGCCGCGAGGCTGCCGCTCACCGTCTTGAGCACACCGCCGGTGACGTTGGCGAGCATGTCGCCGGCTGCCGCCCGCATCTCGGTGCCGACCAACTCCTTGGTCTGCGCGACGAGCTCGGACGGGACGCGGAGGAGGTGCCGCTCCGCATCGATCCACCCTCCGTTGACGGTGACCCTGCCCGCCATCAGAGGAGCACCCTCCACGCGTCGACCACCGACTGCACCGACTGCGGCAGCGTGAGGGTCTGGTAGCTGAAGGCCTCGCCCTGGACGGTGTTGCTCAGGACGCCGACCCGGGTGCGCTCCTTGTATGCCAGCGCCGAGAGGGTGATGACGGCCTGCTGCACGTCACCGGGCACGGTCTCGAAGCCGGCCGAGTACTGGAGGCCAACGTTCGCCAGTCCACGGGTGAAGCACAGGCCGGAAGACAGTTCGAGGTAGTACGGTCGCACCACGAACCCCTCGGCGTCCCACGACCCGCGCTCCGTGATGGTCCGGCCGTCCACGGTGAGCGAGGTCACCGACAGGATCGGCGTGTGCGTGGGGAAGAGCAGTCGGGAGTCGTCCCCGTCGAAGGTGCCGGTGTGGCCCTCGGCCGCGAACGTGCGGCCGGTCGCCTTCTCGAGGAAGTCCGAGGAGCCGGTCAGCAGCCGGGACAGCAGGGCATCCTCGGCCGCGGCCGTGATGCCGAGGTAGCCCTTCAGGTCGGTCAGTGAAGCGAGCGTCGCCATGGTCTAGTTGCCTCAAGGAGGAGTGGCTCCGGGGAGCCGCTCCCGTTCAGGCCACCAGCGGATCAGCTGCGGGACGCCTTGACGACGTATGCGGAGAGCGCCTGGCCGTTGGGCGGCTGCGGCTTGGTCGTGAGGCGAGGCGTGACGCCGAGGAAGTAGGTCCAGCGGAACGCGCCCTTGCCGTTCTCGAAGCCGGCGTAGGCGTCGTAGTCCAGGAGGACCGGCCCGGCGGTGCCCGCCCAGACCTTGCTGAAGTCGCAGAGGAGGACGTCACCCTGCGTGCCGATGGGGCGCATGCCGAAGAACGGCTGGACGGGGATCCCGTGGAGCACGGAGCCGAACGGCGCGAGCTGCGCGTTGGCCGGGAGGTAGACGGGGACGAAGCCCTGGGTGCCGGAGAGCGCAAACTTCTGGAACTTCTCGCGCATGTCCGGGTTGATGACCCAGCGGGTCGAGGGGCCGATCCACTCCGACGGGAGGCGGTTGTACATCGCCACGCTGTCGTCGTAGGTGAACGAGCCGGAGGCCGTGGAGCCGGAGGGGACGACGTGGGCCCCGGCCGCGCCGGTGAGGCCCGCCACGATGGTCTGGTTGACCTTGTAGGTCAGGGCCAGCTGCGCGCCGTCCATGAGGTCCGCCGCCGTGACGGCCCCGAACTTCGCGGCCTCCAGGGTGAAGGGCACGATGTGACCGACCTTGGACAGCGTCAGGGTCGCCTGGCCGAGGACGATCGATGCCGAGGTGTACGTCCCGCCCTCGGACACGACGGCCGGGCCATCCGTGCCGGAGTAGACCGCCCACGGGTAGACGTCGTTCGTGGGCACCTTGGCCACGTCCTGGCTCATCGGCCGCTGCCGGCAGAGCGGCAGGAGCGACTGGTCGTTCAGGACGAGGCGATCGACGGTGGTGTCATACTCGCCGGGGACGGCGTAGCCGCCCTGGGAGTCGGTGCCGATGTTGATGCCGCCGTCGAGCGCGTTCTCCCGCCTCCACGACTCGAGCTTTCGACCGTGCTCGTCGGCGAGGCGCTGGACCTCGGCCGGCGAGGCCGTATTGGTCCGCTGGCGGAAGATCGCCATGGCCATGTCACCGAGGCCCTTGAAGGCCTTGGCGCCCCGGACGAACGCCGGGGCCTGTCCGGCGGAGGCCACGCTGACCTTGTAGGTCGGCGCCGCGGCTTGGACCTGCACGTTGGCCGCGATGTCGGCCGCGCGGACCTGGGCCGCGTTGCGGTCGAACTCCGCCTTGAGGTCGTCGACCTCCTTGAGCTGCTCGTCGGAGAGGACGGTCCCCTCCGTGAGCTGCTTTGTGAACTCCGACAGGCGCGCCTCGATCTCGTTCTGGCGGCTGCGGAGCGTTGCGATGATGTCCATGCTTCCTGCTCCTTGCTTGTGGTTAGCCGCGGCGGTCCGCCGGCGGGTGCTGCTGCCGTGAGCGGGCGAAGGCCAGCTTCACGGCGATCTGGTTCGGGGTGGCGACGGAGGCGGTCGCCCTGAACGCCGCGGCGGCCTCCTTGGTCGGTGGGGCGAGGACCTCATCCGCGAAGCCGAGCTCCCTGGCACGGGCCGCGTCCATGTACGTGCCCGGGACGGTGCCGCCCGGCTCCTGGGCGGCCATCAGCTCCGCGATTCGGCCGTCGTCGAGGCCCGTCTTCTTGGCGTAAAGGGCACGGACGGCCGCGTTGTCCATCCGGAGGATCTCGGCAAACTTCTCGTGGTCGGCGGCCGAGCCCCACATCCCGCCGCTCGCCTCGTGGATCATGAAGACGGCCTCGGGCTCCATCACGACGCGGTCGGCGCCCATGGCCACGACCGTCGCGGCGGAGGCCGCCAGGCCCTCGACCACGGCCACCTTCTCACCCGCGCGCAGCGACCGGAGGCCGCTGAGCATCGCCTTCCCCTGGTCAACGTCGCCGCCCGGGGAGTTGATGTGTACGTTCACTCGGCGGGCGCCGTCGGCCTGCTTGAGCTGCTCGCGGAAGCCCTGGGCGGAGATGCCGACGCCGAACAGCGCCTCGATTTCGGGCGTCACGATGACGTCGTAGAGGTAGACGTCCACGACCTCGGCCTTCTTGTCGACCCTGGCGTCGACCCTGGACAGCGTCGACAGCCGAGCCGCGACCCGGGGATCGGCCATCCACGGGAAGGCAGCGCTCAGGTCACTCCGGTTGATCTTCATCGGTCTCCTCCTCCGGTCCGTCGGCCCTGTCGCCAGCGGCGGGCGGAGAGGTCGGCGCGGCGCGGACCTGGTGCACGTCACCGGCCGGGCCGATGTCGTTGCGGCCGGTCGCCTCGCGCCACTCGTTGACGGTGATGACCCCGCGGTCCAGTTCGACGGCCAGCTGGTCGACCAACGACTTGCCGTCGCCGCGTTCGAGGCGGGCGAGGTCCAGCTCAACGTACGTGCCCTGCTCGATCTCCTGTGGGGAGAGCAGCTTCGCCGTCATCTCCTGCTCGATGCGGACCTTCCACGGATAGAGCAGGTTCCTGACGACGCTGGTGTTCAGCTCGGAGAGGTTCTTGCCCCAGCCCTGGCTCGCCGCGACGACCTGGACGATGTGCAGCGGCACACGGAAGTAGCGGGCCAGCTCCTGGACGAGAAAGTTCTGCGCCTCGACCATCTGCATCCTCTCGGCGTCGGGCGGGCTCCACTCCTTCGCCTCGGCGCCCGGCGGCAGCAGCAGCCAGGAGTGGCTGTTCTCCGTGCCCTGGCTCCGGGCTCGGAGCGAGCGGACGAACGCCTCTCTCTCGTCCGTGTCGAGCTTGCGGGCTGGGGTGATGATCCCGCCGACGTTCACGCCCTGTGCGTAGAGCATCAGGGTGTACGTCTCGGCGGTGTACGCGTTGACGATGGCCCGCCAGGCCCGCCTCATGATGCCGACGCCCCACAGGCCGTCCTCGGATGGACCGTAGATGTGAACGACGTCGGCGGGCGCGAGGACCACCTCGTCGGCTCCGGGCCTGTAGACGTAGACGCGGGAGCCGTCGGCGAGGTCGCGGTACGCCATCCACTCGGACCGGAGCATGCGGAGCTCGACGATCCGGCCCGACTGCGACCTGACGATCTGCCAGAAGCCGTTACCGTGGGTGAGGGCCTGGTCGACCTGGGCCTCACGGAGGGTGGCCGCCGGCGTCCAGGGGTTGGCCCGCTCGTTCAGCAACCGGACCAGGGCGTGGTCATCCAGGATCTCCTTGCGGCCAGCGGCATCCCAGCGGACGACCCGGAGCGGCTCGGAGGCGAGGTTCTCGGCGATGAAACGGATGCATGCCCAGACGGTGGAGACCGACTTCGCCTGCTCCAGCGTCGGCTCCTTGATGTCGAGCGGGACACCGAGGGTCCGGTTGGCGAGGGCGAGGTCGTGGCCCCGCAGGAAGACGTCGTGGGGTCCGACGTAGAGGCGGTTCGATCGCGGGGCGGAGCGGGAGCCACTGCGCCTCGACCTGGCCGAGCGTGCACGGGGGGCCTTCTTCACAGGGTAGATAGGCGGTCACCGACGAAAGTGACCGGATCGCGTGACGATCAGGCCCAGGTCGCCAGGAAGGGGCCGTCGTCGTGGCCGACTGGGATCACCGAGGCCCGCTTCAACGCCGTCACCAGGGCCATCGGCGCGTCGATCTTGGCCGTGTCCGACTGCTTCACCGGCTTGAGGATCGCCCCGCGGCTCTCCACGAGGAGGTTGCCGACCTGCCAGGAGACGCACGGGTTCCCGTCGTGGAGCAGGCGGCCCTCGTTCACAGCGGCGCCCATCTCCCGCAGCGGGACGGTCATCTCGGCGGGCGTCATCGGCTGCTGGACCGACTGCTCCTCGGGGACGCCCTCCATCCGTAGCAGGCTGTCGACGCCGGCCTTGGCGAACTTCGGGTCCCAGATGAACTCGGCCTGGGGGAGAGTCCGCCAGAGGTCGACCAGCGGGTGGACGACCTCCTCGATCCTGAGGCTGTGGCCGGGGTGGATCGTGAGGTGGCCGGCCGCGGCCCAGTCCCGGAGCAGGGAGGAGCGCGGGTGCCTCTGCACGCCGCTCTCTGAGAGGTGGTTCTGGAAGAAGACGTGGTAACGGCGCTGCATCGGCGCCGGCTCCTCGAAGAACACGATCGCCACCCCGAAGATGTCGTTCGTGTCGGCCGGGTCCATGCCGACCACGCACGGAAGCCCGCGATCGATGCAGTCCTGCACCGTGGTCCTGGGCAGCGCATCCCATCGGGCCACGTCGATGAAGCCCTCGGCGGCCCCCGTCCAGCGGTTCATGTGCAGGGCGAGGAACTGGCCCCGCTGACCGGGCACGCTGAGGGCCTGTCGGGCGGTGGCCCGGAACTTCCTGATGTCGATGATCCCGGCCTCGAGCGACGGGTTGGCCTTCCGCCAGTTGGCCTCGTCGGAGATATCGTCGGTCGGCGCCGTGTAGATGAGGACGAACGTGTCGTCGTCCTGCTCGACGCCGGCCAGGATGTTCCGGTCGTACTCGTAGACCTTGAAGCCCTTGGACGAGATGTCGAAGCCGCCCGTCGAGAGCGTCAGCATGAGGCTGTTCGCGCGCTTGACGATCGCGCCCTTGAGCGTGTCCCACAGCTCATCGCGGACCGTGTGCAGCTCGTCGATGATCAGCGCCGACGGCCGGCTGCCGTGCTGGGCGTCGGGGTTGGAGCTGTTGGCCTTGAAGACCGAGTTGGTCCGGGCCTGGTACAGCGTCACCGCGTTCAGCTCGATCTCGTACTCCTTGGCCACGTCCAGCTCGGTGCCCTGCTTCCTGCGGAGCATCTGCTTGGCCGTCTCCCAGACGTGCCGCGTGTTCTCCCGACTGAAGGCGTAGGTGAGCACCTCGGCGTCCTGCTCCCCGTCCATGAACGCGAGGTAGAGGCCGAGGGCCGCTGCCAAAGCCGACTTCCCGTTCCCCTTGCCGATCCAGACGTTGACGAACGTAAAGCGACGGTGCCCGGTGTCCCTCCGGCGAAAGCCGAAGACGTTGACGATGAGGAAGGCCTCCCACGGGAGGACCTCGAGGAAGAGGTTCACGAAGGTGCACGCTCGACTGGCTGCATCGCGGTCGAGCCTGAACTCGGGGTTCGTGAGGTCGCGCTGGAACCGGCGGCACGCCTGGAGCACCTCGGGGCACGCGGGGACGGTCCCATCGACCACGTCCTGCGCGTACCGCTCGGCGAGCCGGACCCAGTTCCTGCGCCTCGGCGCCGACATCAGTTGAAGAGCCTCGCGAGCGCCGAGGTCGCCTCGGGGGTCTTCAGCGCGGCCAGCCTCGTGCGGCTGGCTGGGGTGAGGCCGAACTCGGCCATGAGCCTGTCGACCCGGGCCTGGATGCGGAGCACCAGGTCGGCGTCGACGGGGATGGCGGCATAGGCCTGCGTGAGGAGCAGCTGGAGGCGGACCAGGTTCCTGAAGGCGGGGACGTCGCTCTGGGCGGCGGCGCCGAGCGCATCGACCACGGTCTTCAGGTCGGACCAGACACGACTGCTGTCGTCGTCTGAGCCGTCGGGCGGATCCGGCATCGGGACCCAGGCGACGGCGGGCTCCGGCGGCCGCCTGCCCTCGCGGGTGACGTTGACCGTCCCGGTCCTGCGCTTGATCTCGGTGGGAACCCGACGTGCCGGCACCGAGTAGGTAGGCGGTCGGTCCTGTTCTTGACTCGAAGTGTAAGCGCCGACGCCCGACCTAGCGCGGGGTCCAGAATCCGGTCGCCGTCATTTTGGATGGGCCGCTGGATGCCCCCTCGAATCACCACGCTGCCCGCCGATCCTCCCAGACGGCCCAGGCCTTGGTTCCCCATGGCCTGCGGCCCGGGTCACTCCGATCGTCGCCCGCACCCCGTGGCTGCCGTGTCGGACTGACGGTGCATGATGCCGAGATGCGACTCTGGAGGCGGCTGTACCTGGACGTGAGGCTCTGGGCGGCGCGGCGGTCCTGGTCGCTGATCGCGGCCGTGGTGCTCCTCATCGGGTCGATCGCCTTCGTCTGGTTCCACGAAGAACCGCTCGTGGGAATGAGGGGTAACCTGATCGCCGAGATCCTCGGCGGTGTGGTCTTCCTGCTCCTGGCGCTTCACTTCGGGAGGAGGGTCGAGGGCATCATCCTGAGACGCGCCCAGATCGACGAGGAGCGGGAACTGATGGACCGGTTCATCAGGTTCCTGGAGCACGAGGGGCACTACGAGGTGTCCTTCCCGGGCCTGGCTACGGAGGCTCAGCCCTGGGGCCTCGTGTACCGCCTTGAGCCCGTCCGTCATGAGGGTCGGGCCGTCAAGCGGGAGACCGAGCTCGAGACTGCCTACCTGGTGATGGTCGCCCGATCGGCATGCGACGAAGATGTCCTCGAACCGGAGCGGGCCGCCGACTACGAACGCTCGCCGATCAAGATCGGCCGCCGCTACTTCTGCCGCTTCTTCAACGGCCACTGGCACATGTCGCCGGAGACGCTCGGCCGGAAGTGGCAGTTCCACCTGTTCGGGAAGCACGGCGGCATCGAGCACTCGATCTCCGCCGAGGAGTTCTACGCCGAGGCGACGCGGCCCGCAGGCCACGGGTAGCTCACCCCCCGCCCCTCCAGTTCTCGGCGGCGCGGCTCCGGGCGTGGCACCGGATGCACAGCGTCTGGAGCGGGGCCGTGATGAACGCCTCCCACTCCTTGGGCGTCACGCCGACGTGCGCCGCCTGGAGCTGGCGGTCCGTCCCGCATGACCGGCACGTCGGCTCATGGGCCAGCTGCTCGGTCCGGCGGCGGCGCCACGCATCGGTCCGGTAGAAGGCCCGCCATCCCTGCTCGGCCCGCCGCATCTCGACGGTCCGGGTCCACCGGGCGTCGGCCTCGGCACGGTGCCGTGGGCAGCGGTTCTCGGGTGGACGGACGAGGGCGGGGCAGTTCGGGGCGAGGCACGGTCGCATCCGATAGGTAGCGGCTGAGCTGGGAACGGGCCGGCTACCTCCCGTTTCGACGAGCCTGGTCGACACGCCACCTCTGCATCGTGACCCGGTGGCGCTCGCGGCGGCAGTCGGGGTCCTCGCAGAACCGGCGTGGACGGCAGTTCCAGGCGGAGACGACGTACTCGAAGGTGTCGCCGCAGGCCTTGCACTCCTTCGTATCCACCAGCCCCTGGGCCCCGCAGGCGGGGCACCGCGTGATGAACCCGCGGGCGTCCGGCTCGACGCCACGCAGCCTCGGATCGATCGCGTCCGGCCGGTACGACCTCAGCTCCCTGCGCTGACGGGTGCATCCGCAGTTCGGACAGGGCGGCGCCATCCGGACGATCCTACGCGATCCGTTTTTGTCACCGTTCATGCCACCGTTCATACCACGGAGGGTGAACCCCGGGATGACGATGATCTCCGCACGTCGCCACGCTGGACCAACCCGGCGACGCCGATGGAGAACGTGATGAGCGACAGGGTCAGGAAGGTCGAGAAGGACGGGCGGATCGCGCGCCTCGAGCTGTGCGCGTGCCGCCCCGAGGTGAACGCGGTCACCGAGGAGCTGTTCGATGGGATCCTGGACGAGGGCCACCACGCGCTCCCCGGGAACATCCCGGTCGTCCTCAGGATCACGTGCCCGGCCTGCGGCATGACGAACGTCCTCGTGTGGCCGGCGTCGCTGACCGTCGACCGGATCCTCACGGGCTGGCAGTACGCCGAGGAGCGGGCCTGCGTGGCGGACCGGGGGCCGACGTAGTCGTGGGCACGCGGAGGAGGCTGATCATCCCGCGCGACGTCCGGTACGCGCTGGACTACTGGGACGCGCTCTACGAGGAGGCGAGGAGGGACCCGATGTTCACCGGCCGGCAGGCGCAGCTGCGGGAGGTGTACGAGGCGAGCCGGGCCGCCGTGCTGCGGGGCTGGTGGCGGCGTGACCCCGACCGTGCCGAGTCCGCGTTCAGGCTGAAGGGGAGGCGGTACGTGCCCAAGGTGCGGCTGGTCGAGCTGATCGCGGGGACCGCGGTGGACACCGACGCCCTGGACACGCCGGACGGGATGCGGGTGACGGTCGAGGGCGGCTGAGAAAGTCTGGGGGAGCCGACGTTCTTCCTCCAGCCGTCGGCTCCCCCTCGGTGGTCCCGCTCCCTGCCCTGCACCATCCAGCATCCTCCGCCCAGGCCCCCTCTTCCGAAGTTCGGAAGAGCGGGTCCCACGGACCACGGCTCAGGCCGTCACCGGGTGAAGAGGGTAGAAGCCCCGGTGCCCCTCGAAGTTGATCTGCCGGCTCACCGCCCGGCGGCGCGACCACTGCGATCTACTCGGACCAGCTCTCGGCGGGGCCAGCATGCGTCGCTTGCCCACGGTCTGCTGTTTCGATCCAGTGTCCACGGGGAGCCTTCGACTCCCGGCGTCGTTTCACCGCGGTGGCCCTATCGACGATCCTGGGTCCCACCCGACTCGGCTTCGGCGGTTACTCCGCTGTCCTAGGTAGTCGCCCGGTCTCAAAAGCGACCCGCAAAAAGAAATCGCCGCTCCTCGGTCGATTTGTTGTGGCCCGCCCTACGTACTCCAGGAGGCCACACCGATGTTCACATTCACCAGCATCTGCAGGACCTGCGGCGAGACGTTCACCTACGAACGCGAGCAGCCCGTCGGCATGCACCGACGTTACTGCGACGACTGCCGACGGGAGCGGACCGTCCGGCGTCGGACCATCAAGGAGCGCCTCGAGGTCCTGATGGCCGAGGTCAGGGAGTCACTGGCCCGGACCAACGCCACGCTCGACCGCATCGAGGCCAGGCAGCACGGGGGCACGCGGTGATGTCCGGACGAAGGAGCGTGGAGCGGACGATCGTGTTCGACGGTGACACGATCGTCGTCCACATCAGGAACAAGCACGGGAACTTCACCGCGAGGCTCGATCGCGACGCCGCCGAGAGACTGCCGCTCGACCGGCTGCACATCACCGGGAACTGCCTCACCACGCCATACCTCGGTGTGAAGGTCGGCGGGCGGACGGTGAAGGTGCACGGCCTCCTCTGTGAGGCGCAGGCGGGCCACGACGTTGACCACATCAACTTCGACAGCCTCGACAACCGGCGGTCCAACCTGCGGTCGCTGCCCAGCGGGATCAACCGCGGGCGCCGGCGGAACAGCAGGAGGGCGGCGTGACGTGGGCGGTCGGATCACGCTCCCGGGGAGGGGCGGCATCGTGAGGACGGTCGACGGTGTGAGGGCGCGCCCGGGCCATCGGGTGCCGCACTCGCTCCACCGCGGGACCAGGCCGCTTCCCCCGCTGACCGAGGACCAGCAGCCACGGTCCCCGCCAGGCGAGCCGCGGTGGTGCCTGGGTTGCGGTATGCGGGTCTTCGGCCGTGCCGTCTGTGACCTCACCTGCCTCAGGCGCTGGCGGACCACCGGAGTCGCCGGTCCGCGAGGAAGGGACCCGGCCCCCGGGGTTAAACAACACGGTGGGTGAGGTGGTATAATTTACCAATGGTGGATGGGCGCACGGACGAAGGGGCTGACACAGACCACATCGAGGGGGCCGTCCTGGCCCTCCTTGACGAATCGCGGTCGAAGGGTTGGGACCTGTTCCCGTTCTGGATGCTCCTCGAGGATCCGGAGCGGAAGTGTGAGGAGGTCAGGGCATGAGGAAGGTCTTCTGGGACGGGGCTTGGCACTACATGGGCGCCGACGGCACGCCGGGGCCGCGCTGCGAGCCGCCGACCGAGGCTGAGCGGCGCGAGACGGAGAAGGAGGAGGAGCGACGGAAGTATCAGGCCCAGGCCGACGCCACCGGCAAGGAGGTCTGGTGGAGGGACGAGAGGTTCGTCCCGGCCGGCGGGGTCGTCCCCGAGGTAAAGGCCGCCCCGAGGCGCGGGACCCACGAGTACAAGGTAATGACGCAGCGTGACCGGTGGTTCATGGGGAAGTTCAGCCCCGAGCGGCTGGAGGAGGCGGTGAACTTCTACGCTGCGGAGGGGTGGCGCGTCGTCGGGATCACGTCGGCCGACGTCGGGACGTGGTTCGGCTCGCTGGGCGGCGGCATGCGCCAGGAGATCATCGTCTTCATGGAGCGGACGATCGAGAGCTAGCCGAGGCGCTCGGCCACCTCGGTGAACAGGGACTCGGGCAGCGGGGCGCCTTCCGCCGGCGCCGTGGTCACCGCTTGACCGTTCTTCTTGGCATCGCGCACGGCCAACGTCTCCCGGTACTCGCGCGCCTCGGCCAGCTTCGTGAACTGCACCTCGACGCCCTGCGACTTCGCGAAGGCCTCGATCTCGCCCAGCGTCACGTTGAAGTACTCCTTCCTCATGTTGACGAGGTTCACCCGCTTCTCGGCGAACTCCCGGTGGAAGGCGTTCTCGAGCCCAGGCGCGTTCTCCGAGTAGATCATCGCGTGGACATCGAAGTCGAAGGGCACCGATGCGTCGCCCAGTTCGTAGATCCGCTCCATCGGATCCAACCGCCGGGTCATGCCGATCTTGAACATCGTCTCCGACCCGAAGGACCCGATGTTCGAGATGACGTACACGTTCCCGCTCTTCGTGAGCTGCGCCATCGAGGTGGCCTTCTGCAGCTTCGCGTGGGCCTCAGCCAGCCGCGCCTCCAGTTCGCCGACCTTCGCGTTCACCTTGTCGAGTTCGGCGCCCTTCGCCTTCTCCACGTCGGCCCGTGCCTTCTCAAGGGCCTTCTGGTAGCGGGCCTCCTCCGCCTCGGCATCTGCCTTGGCTTTCTCAAACTCGCGCTGTGCGCGCTCCTCCTCCCGGATCCTCTCGCGGATCTGGCGCTGCTCCTCCTTCTCGTCGTGCAGCTTGACCTCGAGCTCGTGGGTGAGGCGCAGCTCCGCGAGCGCCAGGTCCCGGTACTCGGGCGAGATGGTGATCTGGCTAGAGGTGCCCGAGGCGTTGATGGCCTCGAAGGCCCGCTTGATCCGTTCCTCCATGCGGGTCACGTTGTTCCACGTGACCTTCGCGACCGCGGCGTCCACCTCGCCGTTGAACGCCCGCAGCATGACCTTGATGTTCTGCTTGGTCATGCGCGCGCCCTCGCGCTTGCTGTTGTTGACCGTCCACTCCACGGGACAGCGCGCGGCGGTCCCTGCGCGGATCATCCCCTTCTTCTGGTCGTAGACGTCGTTCAACTTCCCCTTGAACTGGTCCGACGTGGTGAAGGAGTAGTGCGGCCGATAGAGGCCGAACGACATGTCCTCGATGTTCTCCTCGAGGAGTGCCACCTCGGACCGGAGGTGATCGTAGAGCGCCTTCGCCTCGGCGTACTGGGTGGCCAGGTCCGTCCGCCGCTTCGCCTCGGCGGCTTCGAATGCCTCCCTGTCCTTGGCCAGCCTCGTCAGCTCGCGCTTCGTCCGCTCGACCTCACCGTCGACATCCAGGATGGGGGCGTACCTCGCCCGCATCTCCCTGAGCCTCAGGAGGGCGTACACGGCGAGCCCCGAGACGAGCGAAAGCGCGGCGACGAGGAACAGGTCCAGCACCGACATGAGCACTCCCTCCCGGACGGCCGTCACGCGTCCTGCCCGAGCGTACGCTCAGGGCGGACACGCGGCCGGCATCGCTCACGGTGGGCAACCGGCACTGGACCTTCGCTCTCGGTGATGTACGCGCCAAGTCACATGCCTGCGTGACTCTGACGCCACACGGCGATGGCGCCAGGCGGGGCGATGTGTGACATCGAGGGCCGATGAGCCGCAGTGTCAGGGGACGCTGCTAGGCTGCCAGGCTGTGACAATCCCGGCCCAACAGATCTTCGCGACGGCCAGGGGCGCCTGCGATCTGCTCGGGATCACGAACGTCCGGGAGCTCGGCGAGTTCGCGCTCATGGTGGCGGGAGTCATCGCCATCTGCCGGCAGCTCTCGAAAAAAAACCTGCGTGCGGCGATCGCCGGCGAAAGTTCCGTGCCAACGGGACGGCCGCAACACTCCGCCCGCGCACGCTCCCAAAAAAAAGACGCCGTGATGTCACTTGGCATCATGCTGCTCAAAAAAACCTGAGGGCGTTCACATAAGTGAACGCCTCGTAGGTCTGATCACGCGGGAGTGGTGCTTCGATGGCGAGGTGCCAGCCAGCCCCGCCACTTCCTTCAGCGGCCCTGGAGCGCCGTCACTGGAGCGTCGGGATCTTCTTCGGCACGGCGACCTTGGCGTAGATCGCCTTCACCATGTAGCTGCCCTTGTGGCCGAGGAAGTGGGCCACCTCCTCAGGCGATGCCCCGCTCCTGACCGCGTTCGTGGCCACGGTGTGCCGGTATCCGCCGACCCCGAACCTCGGGATGCACAGCCTGTCGCAGGTGGCGGCCACGGTCCGGTAGAGCAGCGACGGGCTGAAGCCCCCACGCTCCCGTGACCGCTGGGCGGCGCCGAGAACGGCGTCCGAGACCATCGTGCGGTGCGGCTCCCCGCTCTTGTGCCGTGGGCAGACGAGCACGTTGCCGTCGATCGATCCGGACCGGGCGAACCGGAGCAGCTCCGACAGGTGCCAGCCCGTGCCCGACAACACGACGAGCAGGTCCCCCCAGCGCGGCTCAAGCTCGGCCACGACCTTCCGGTGGTGGTCGATGGGGACGAGCCGGTCCCACTCGCACGGTGGGGCCGAGGGTTTCGCCAGGTCGAGCGTCGGGTCGTCCTGCCGCCGCACCCGCCCCTGCTGCCTGAGCCAGGTGAAGTATGCCTTGATCGTGGCGACCTTGTTCCGGGCGCCGCCGAGCCTCTTCACGGCCTTGTTCAGGACGGGGAGCGTGATCCGCTGCGGGCCGATGCGCCGGTTCCACTCGGCGAGGTGCCGGCGCTTCGTGTTGATCGACTGTGGGTCGATGCCCCGCCGGCCGCAGTCGGCGAGGTACTCCTCGACCCAGATGTCGTTGAGGGGAGGCTGCGGTCCGGAGCCGCCGCCCGTGTTCATCCTGAGCAGGGCGATCAGCGCATCCTGCTCGTTCTCTCTGTGGGTGGAGACCATCCGGCCGTTGACCTCCCCGTAGAAGGTCCGCCTGCCGGTCTTCTCCGATACCCAGATCCTGCCACCGCTCCATCTCTCCCAAGCCAT